ATATATTGGAGATCGTAAGGATTCTATATTAGCTATGCTAAAACATATGGAAGAAACGTATATTATGGCTCCTGCTAGTAGTAAAACTTGGTACCATAATGCTTTCGCCGGTGGGTATGTAGATCACGTTAATAGAGTTGTTCAATATGCAGTTGAGCAATCAAGATTATATGAAAAAATGGGAGGTACTTTAGATTATACCGAAGAACAATTAGTCTTCGCCGCTCTCTTCCATGATTTAGGAAAGATGGGAGATGGTGACCAACCGAATTACATACCACAAACAGATAAATGGAGACAAGATAAACTATCAGAGATGTATACATATAATCCAGACTTAGATTTTATGCTTATTCCTGACAGATCTTTATTTATACTCCAGAAATTTGGTATTAAAGTTGACCAAAAAGAGTATTTAGGTATAAGATGTCACGATGGAGTCTTCGATAAAGCTAATGAAGCGTATTTCTTTAGTAATGTCGAATCTTCTAGACAAAAAACAGCTATTGTATCAGTCTTACATAGTGCCGACTTCTTAGCTTCTAAAGTTGAATACGATATGTGGAAAGCTAAAGGCGGAACTTCTAAACCTAAGAGACCAAAAACTACAGCATCAACAGGAAGATCAGTAAAGTCATCAGAAGGTCTATCAAAAATGCTAAAAAACTTATAAAATGAACATACATCCTACTACTTTATATATAATTTCCGGAATTTTAGTTGCCATTGTGCTAACTTTATCGTATCTTATTAGAAACTTACTAATAAAAGTAGAAAAATATGAGGATGTAACTGTAGATCAAACAGCATATTTGCAAAACATATCTACAATAATAGGTGAATCCAAAAAACACTTACAGAATCTTGACGAAAAGGGGGTATTTCAAAGTGACGATGAGGTTGGTTATTTTTTTGAACAAATGAAATTAGTACAAAAAGAACTAGACAGGTACATACTTCCCGATAATTATGGCAAGAAAGAAAAGCAAAGCTAACTATTTTACTAAAGAGACAGAAGAGTATATAGTTAAGTATAATACTTCAACAGACGTTGAGTATAAAAATAAGATCTTTACCGAACACATATATATTCCCTTTTATAAATTAGCAGAGAATATTATACATACTTTTAAGTTCTACTACACCGATGTAGAGAGAATAGAAGATCTTAAACATGAAATAGTTTCGGTACTCTTAGAAGAGAAGATATCTAAATTTGATCCAACAAATGGAGCAAAAGCTTATTCTTATTTTGGTACAATTGTCAAAAGGTGGTTAATTAACTACACAAATAAAAACTACAAAAAACTTAAACAAGTCGGTTCTTTCGATGATATGGAAGAATCATACAATCCAGGTGATGCTAGAAAAGAAGGGTATGAAATACTACTTAGTAATTTTATAGATGACTGGGTTGAAGACATGTATAAAGATATAGATATAAACTTCTCAAAAGAAAACGAAAGGAAAATTGCAGATGCAGTTTTAACTATTTTCAAGACTAGACACGATATAGATATATTTAAGAAAAAAGCCCTTTACATTTACATAAGAGAAATGACTGATTGCGAAACCCCTCACCTTACTAAGGTAATATCTACTCTTAAAGTGTTATTCTACGACAGGTTTCAAGCTAAATACGATGTAGGACATTTCGATATTAATGTTTAATAAGATATTTATATAAAAATATACTTATGGCACTTGATAAAATCATATTTGGTGATAAAACATTATCTGACCTATTTGGCGAGATACATGATAATCAGTCCCAAACTAAAGCACAAATAAAAGCCCTCATAGGAGAATTAAAACCTCTTATAGAGAACATAGGAGATGCAACCTTAATTGTACCTATGATAAAAGAATACATGGAAATAGGTGTTAAGAATGATGACGCACTTATTAAAATGGCTGCTATTATACAGAGAATAGAATCAGCACAAGCAAAAGGAGAAACTGGAGAGATGTTTGACCCAGCAGAATTAGCTGCTCTCTTAGAAACTAGTGAAGAGTTAAACGAAGAAGTAAACGATAAACAAGAAACAGATGGATCCGATTAATGGAGGATTAGCAGGATATGTTTATAGTAGACCCTCAGTAGACGGCTCCACACCAGAATCATTCCCCGCTAGAGTAGTTGATATAGTACTAGACGACAGTCACCCTGACTGGGCAGAGTTTGGCGAAAGCGAATCTCTAGGTGCTATTAGATTCAGAGTTATCGGAGAACAGCAAGACGAAAGTGACCCTAAGTTACTAGATATAGCATTCCCCTTAAATAGTAACTTTAAAAACTACCCTCTTTTAAATGAAATAGTAATAATACGTAATGCTCCTTCTATAGAAAAGGACGACAGTATTATTAATCATACTCGATTTTATTATGACTCTATAGTTAACATATGGAATAGCCCACATCATAATGCATTTCCTGATACATATCAAAACGAAGGAGAACCGGATCTTGGTTATAATTTCGAAGATAAAGCAAACGTTGCTCCACTACAGCCTTCTCAAGGAGATGTAATAATAGAAGGTAGACAAGGACAGACTGTTAGGTTTACAGGTACAGATTTTGAAAAGAAGTTCGTTGAAGTAAACGACCAAAAACCTATAACTATTATAAGTAACGGAAAAGCTGAAGCAGATCCAGATACACCCGTTGTGGAGAACATAGACGATGACCCGGCTTCGATATATATGGTTGAAGACCACGCTGTTAAACTAACACAAGCTAACGATAAGAGAGATGCAGTAGACGGAGATATAGAAACCGCTGACTCTTACCAAGGATCGCAAGTACTCATTAACTCAGGAAGATTATTTTTTAACGCTAAAGAAGAGAGTGTGTTATTCTCTGCTATAGAAACAGTAGCAGGTAACGCTAAAACTATAAGCTTTGATGGTGAAGAATATGTAGCAGTAGATGCAACTAAAGTATATCTAGGAACAGAAGCATTTGGAGAAAGAGAACCTGTACTGTTAGGAGCAACAACACAAGACTGGATGAGACAACTATTATCTGAACTTGAAAGACTGGGTAAAGCTCTAGCCGGTGTTGTACCTGCTGGTTCTTCTGCTGGAGGTCTTACACAGATTAAATCACATGGAGCTTCTATGGCGTCTCCACTAGGTCAGATTAAGAAAGCTATAGACGATTTAGATTCATTAAAAGTATTTACAGAGTAATATGCCATTTGAAAAGTTTAAACCACCGAAGATACATGGAGCAATAGGTACCGCAATAGGTAAAGCTAATGGTATAATGATAGCTAAAGCTAACAAATCTGTTACCGCTGCTACAAATAAAATGCGAGCTAAAGGTTGCCCAGGTCCTGCTGAGTTAGCTAAACTAGATAGTAAAGTAAACGGTCTTGGAGCACTAGCAGGTACTTTAACTAGTTCAATGGGAACGTTTGCTGCTATACCTAAATCTCTTAAAGCCCCTATCGGAGGCTTAAAAGCAGCAGTTAAGATAATCTTAACATTACCTATACCGCAAGCATTTCCTCACGTACAAGTTGGACCCCCTGGACTTCCTGTCAACATTACAACTAAATACGCCGATACTCTTAACCTTTTAAAAGAGTTTATTGCAGCAATGGAAATAACTTCTGATGCTATTGAATTCAGTATAAAGAACGTAAGTAACTCAGTCTCTCTTATTTCTAGTAGAGTAAAAGATTTAGAGGCACCTATAAAGGCCTGTAAAATAGAGAACATTATAAAGTCTAATCTAACTAAAGAGCAAGCAAAAAAACTTAAATTATTAGACGAAGACGGAGAATATATCACTTCTACTTTAGGTTCTAAAGTACTGGAACCTTCTAATACTAGACCTGCATCAGATCAGTTAAAGTTAACTCTAGGTGCCGACCTAGGAGTAGATGTAAATCTTAAAGGAGCAAAAGATATAGACTCAATCTTAAAAATAAAAGAAAACGCTATAAAAGAGAAAGTCTCTTCTGGTGATGCATATAGGTTACTACCTCCTGGTCAGTTTAAACTACCTACCGGTGAGACTCAAGATATAACAGGAAAGGAGTTCGCTATACTAACCCAAGAAGGATTAGACGAAGAAGGTCTTCCGATATTCGACTTAAAGTACAAATCACCTGACTCTCTTAAGCCTGGAGGACTAACAGGTAAAGCACAAGCTCTAGCAGAATTAGATACAGCACTTAAAGAACTATCAGATAGACTTAATGCACCTTCACTCTCAGATGAAAATGCAAGTCAAGATGCAGATGCCGCTTTAAATATAGCATCAGATACATTGCTTGAGATACAGAAAGCATTAACCGACTTGTCTAAAGACCTAGTTACAAGTGAAGCAGCAGCATTGGAAGACCCAGAGCTGTTCTACAAAGGATATTTATTAAAGATTATAAAGGACCCTTCATCGCCTAAGTTAGCACCGAAGCATTTTGCTGTAGGGATAAAAGATGGAAAACAACAAATAAAAGGACCTTCGTCTTTTAGTTCTTCAAAAGAAGTACTTTTAGATGAAATAAAGTTCAGAATTGATAATCAACTTTCTTAATTTAACTATTTATATATATGAAACTCGATCAA